TCTCAGGCAGTAACGCTGTAGATTTCCAGCCAAGCCCTTACCGAATGAGCGCACAGCTTCTCGCTAAGGTGCGAGGATTGATCGCGCACTGCTTATCACCTAACTCAATGGTGGGCTGATGCCTGTTGCCGTCACTACTCTTAGAACTACATTAGCAACGGCTTTAGTCGATAACGCTAAGTGGCAGACTTTTGCATTTCCGCCAGCCACAGTCCTGGCTAACTCTGTAATTGTTTCTCCAGATGATCCTTATCTAACACCTAGCAACAATCAGCACATTGGCATCAGTCCAATGGCTAGTTTTAAGATCATCATGACAGTGCCACTCTTTGATAACGAGGGAAACCTTAACGGCATCGAGGACACAATCTGTGGCGTGTTCGCAAAGCTCGCTGCATCATCTTTGACCTATAATGTAAGCGCAATCAGCGCACCAAGTATTCTCAACGCTGCATCGGGAGACCTTCTCAGCTGCGAGATGTCCGTATCAATCCTAACGAGTTGGAGCTAAACATGTCCGAGTGGGAACAAGAAAACGCTGACTTCCTGAAGAAAATCGGGCAAGTAAGCACACCAGCACCAAAGCCAGTAACTACTAAGAAAGACGAGGAATAATCTCATGGCTGTATTTCTAAACAATAAAGTTGGCGTGAAGATTAACACTGTTGATCTTTCTGACCATGTAACATCTATTACTCTTAACCGCACATTCGATGAGCTAGAAGTAACTGCAATGGGTGACACAGCACACAAGTTTGTTAAGGGCTTGGAAGCATCATCTGTAACAATCGACTTCCTAAACGACACAGCATCAGCGAATGTATTGGCAACACTACAAGCTGCATGGGGTACAACAGTCACATGTGTATTCCTACAGGAAAAGGGAACAGCAGTATCTGCTACTAACCCTCTTTACACAGTGTCACTTCTAGTGAACAACACAACAGACATCAATGGTGCTGTAGGGGATATGTCCACACAGTCGATCACATTTACTGCTAACTCAACAGTTGCAGTCGCCACAACAGGCACATTCTAAACAAACTATAAAGGGGCAAACTCATGGCAAAACTAAAGATAGTTCGTACAGATGGAAGCGTATTGGAAGGCGAGATCACTCCAGCAGTGGAGTACTCATTCGAGCAATACGCTAAAAAGGGTTTCCATAAGGCGTTCCGCGATGAAGAAAAGCAGAGCGATGTCTATTGGTTAGCATGGGAAGTAACACGCAGGTCAGGTGAAACTGTTAAGCCTTTCGGGATTGAGTTTATCGAGACACTTAAGAGTGTTGAGGTGCTTGACTCCGACCCTTTAGCTTAAAGCGCGATCTTCCGTTCACCTATCTAATCGCTAGGCTAAGCATTAGATTGGGAATCGCGCCACAGCAGTTATTAGATCTAGATAAAACCATGCTCGATGCATTAGTGCAAGGGCTTAAGGATGAAGCGAAAGAGGTGAGCGATGCCAGCAAGCGTAAAGGGCGGAATCGCTCTTAGAAAGTCTCTACGCGCTTTTAGTCCTGATCTTGCTAAGGCTTTACCCAAAGAGGTTGCAGCAGCTCTAAAGCCTATTACAAAGGCTGCTAAAGGCTATCTCCCAGATGATGGTCAAGTCCTTAGCGGATGGCTAGCCCGCGAGGGTTCGGATGCGCGCTTTCCTGTTTATAACGCTCGAATTGTAAAGGGTGGCATTGGTTATAAGACCACACCATCCAAGCCGAATCGCAGAGGCTTTAGATCTCTTGCTCGCGTATTCAATAAGAGTGCTGCTGGAGCGATCTATGAAACTATGGGGCGTAAGACTCCACAAAGCCGATTTGTACAGAATCAGCAGGGCAAGTACAGCTCACAGATGAAGGGCGATCAGAAGATGGAAGGTCGCGCCTTGTTTCGTGCTTATGAAGAAAACAATGGCAAGGCGAGAGAAGCAGTATTAGCAGCAATTAAGAGCGCAGCTGACAAACTAAACGCGAGAGCAAAGGTGTAAATCATGGCTAATGTAATGATTGATATTGCTGCGGAGTTCGTAGGCAATAAAGCCTTTAAGCAAGCAGACAGTGCTACAGATAAACTCACTAAGAATGTTAAGAAACTAGCAGGTGCTTTTGGTCTGGCTTTTGGTACTACCCAGATTCTTGCCTTTGGTAAGGCTGCCGTTAAAGCAGCAGCAGAAGATGAGAAAGCACAGAAGCAATTAGCCCTGGCTCTTAAGAATGTTGGACTTGGTCGAGATGCCGCATCTTCTGAGGAGTACATCCAAAGATTACAAAGTGAGTTCGGCATCCTTGATGACAAGTTGCGCCCTGCTTACCAGACATTAGCGGTAGCCACACAGAACACTAACGAAGCACAAAGACTTCTCAATCTTTCCCTAGACATAAGTGCTGCAACAGGTAAAGATTTAGCATCGGTTACAGGAGCGTTAAGTCGTGCATACCTGGGGAACAATGCAGCATTATCTCGATTAGGTGTAGGCATATCTAAGGCAGATCTTAAGGCTGGCAAGTTCGAGGATATTATTTCTCAGCTTGAGGGAACATTTAAGGGAGCAGCAACACAATCTGCTAACACTTTTCAAGGCTCAATCGATAAGTTAGGCGTTGCTGCTGCTAACGCTTCCGAGATTATTGGTACAAGTCTGATCGATGCTCTTAAAGGATTAGGAGATCAAGATTCAGTCGATAACTTGGCAAGTGCGATGCAGAATACTGCGATCTACATTGCCGATGTTATTCGTGGAATCGGTGTACTTACAGAAAAGTTAAAGTCATTGCCCGGGGTTTCTGGATTGAATGTTGGAATGATTCCAATTCTAGGCACTTATTTAGAAATGCTACGCGCTGCGGGTCAGGCTTCTCTTGCTGGTCAAAGCGGAGTCAATGCTCAAGGTTTAGCAGATTTAGCCAGACTTCAAGCTGCATATGTCGTAAAAACTTTAGGGGCTAAAAAGAAACTTACCGCAGAAGAAATAAAGGCATTAAAGGCAGCAAGATTAAAACTGGCTATCGATAAGGCTAACCTTGCTCTCAGCAAGGGCGAAGAAATCTTCGACATGGATAAGATTCAAGTTGCAGCAGCTCTCACTAACCAAGCCGAGCAATTAGGCAAGGCAACTAGTCAAGCGCAACTTCTACAGATCGCCAATGATACTGCTCGCTTAAATATCAAGCAGTCAATCTCTAATCTAGAAGATGCTATTGCTGCTAAAGATGAAGCAGCCATTACTGCTGCAACCAAGAGACTGAATGAAGATCTAAAAATCTTCAGTGCACTGTCTGGTCAAAATATAAAACTTGCAGACATTAAATCAATTCTTGAAACTCTTAAGCCTGTTGATCTAATCAATCAAAGTAATCTAGATAAGGCTTTGGCTAGTATCCAAGAGATGCTCAGACTTCTCGCACAGGCTAATGCTCAAGCCAAAGCAACATTACCGACAAGCGCAGCTCTAGGCTCTGGCATTACAAAGGGCGATTACATTGCTCCTATCTCCACAGCAGGTGGATCTATTGGGGCTATTCTAGAATATGCAGAAGCAGCCACAGCTCGTGCTAATGCTTTTGCAGACTTGCTAGACATGGAGAACGCATCGGCTGCAAGTCAGATGGCTTCTACCATTGATCTAGAAAGCATTGCTCGCTCATCACTATTGCAAGGTCTAGCAGGTGGAGCAGGTGTATCAGGTGCGGTTAGCGGTTCACGCTATGCAGCACAGGCTGCTAATGCTTACAACATTACAATTCAGGCTGGCATCGGTGATCCAGAGGCTATTGCGAGAGCCGTGGAAGATGTAGTCCGTCAGTCTTACCAGCGAGGTACGAGTTCAACAGGACTTCTTGCAGTATGACATGGCTTCCAGAATGGCGCATCACTGTAGGCACTAATGTCTATACCAATGTCACAGGCGTTAATGTAACTACAGGGCGCATTGATATTGATCGCCAATGTCAAGCAGGTTATGCCCGCATGGACATCATCAACTCAACTAATGCTCTCTTTGACATCGATGTTACAGATTCCCTGACCTTAGAGCTTAAAGATAGCGGTGGCACTTATGTGCCTGTATTCGGTGGCACAGTCTCAGACTTCTCAACCTCAGTCAGAAGTCCAGAAGAATCAGGGTATGTAACTCTTGGCACAATACTTGCAGTCGGTGCTCTAGCTAAACTGCCTAAGGCAATCTACACAGATTCTGTGGCACACAATCTAGATGGCGAGCAGATCGCTATTATCTTAGAGGAACTGCTAGTCAATGAGTGGATAGAAGTAGCACCTGCCCTTCAATGGGTCAATTACGATCCAACTACTACATGGGCTAATGCTGAGAATGTCGGATTAGGTGAGATCGATGCTGGTCTTTACCAGATGGACAACCTTAGTGCAGCAGATCGCAACACACAGACTTTAGTCCAACAGATAGCAGACAGTGCACTTGGAACGCTCTACGAGGACAAGCAGGGTCGCATAGCCTATGCAGATGCGGATCATAGAAGTAACTATTTAGCAGCTAATGGCTCAACCCAGTTAGACGGCAACTACGCTTCCCCTGCTAGCGTTAAGTCAATCCTACAGATAGGCAAGATTCGTAACAGCGAGATTGTGCGCTATGGCAATGACTACGGCAGCACATACTCAGCCACAGACGATGCTTCTATTACTGCCTATGGTCGCTATCAAAGGACATTCGATTCCAATATCCGCTTTCTTGCAGACATCGAGGACATCATCGAGCGCGATCTAGCCCTGCGCTCAGTGCCTAGAACACAGCTCGACCAGATTACTTTTAGACTTGACAATCCTCTTATGCCTAATGCCCTTAGAGACGACCTAATCAACCTGTTCTTTGGTGAGCCAGTAGTTATCACTAACCTACCCTTTAATATGTTCGAGGGGTACTTCTCAGGCTTTGTAGAGGGCATCTCAATGAGAGCCACACCAACATTCGTGGATGCGACTATCTATGTCTCACCTACAGACTTTTCTCTTATAGCCCCGACATGGGCAACAGTAATTCCAACTAACACCATCTGGAGTGGCGTAAATGGTACACTACAATGGTCTAAAGCGATCGGAGCTCTAACCTAATGGCAACAACAACCCCTAATTTTGGTTGGGCAGTACCAACCAGTACTGACCTAGTCAAGGATGGCGCAGTAGCCATTGAGACTCTAGGCGACTCAATCGATGCTTCACTGGTCGATCTTAAAGGTGGCACTACAGGTCAAGTCCTTACAAAGGCATCTGGAACAGACATGGACTTTTCATGGACGGCTGTAGATCCTTTAGTTATTTTGGATGCCAAAGGCGATTTAATTTCAGCAACAGCAGCAGATACTCCTGCTCGTCTTGCAGTAGGCAGTAACAATCAAGTTCTTACAGCTGACTCAACAACCGCAACTGGATTAAAATGGGCGACACCTGCGGGTGGAGTAACAAGCGGCAATGCATCTGTTTTAACTTTTCAAGGTACTACCTCAACTAGTTACACAGATTTAGCCACAAGTGGACCAGCTTGCACAGTAACAACGGGCACAAAAGCTTTGGTTATTTTTGGTGCTAATTTTCAAAATAACATTTTAGGATCATTAGCAATTATGGATTTTGCGGTGAGTGGTGCAACTACAAGAGCAGCAACAGATGACACTTGTGCTTTAATGAATCCTTACACGGCTGGAGCACAACAGGCTTGGAGTCGAGCAATTACAATCACTGGTTTGACGGCTGGTTCTAATACTTTTACGGCAAAGTATCGTACAAATAATGGCACGGCAACTATCGGCAATCGATTTATTACAGTTATAGATTTGGGGTCATAAGGTGGCAATTACATCAAAAGAAATAAATCTTTTACAGTTAGATCAGGAATTAAATGGTCATGGTTTAGTTGCAGACTTTAACGATCCATCCAATAAAATCATTTTAACCGCAGACAATTCTCCTATCACTGAGAAGCAATTAAATGATGCGATTGCAGCTCATGTTGCTTTGCCAGATACTGAACCAACAGTTGCCGAAAAACTTGCCTCAGTAGGTCTCTCAGTAGAAGATCTAAAGGCAGCTCTTGGACTGTGAAGCCTAGATTAAGTAAAGCTGCTGTTCAATTAAGAGAGCAGTTCGATGACTCGTTCCCAGATCGTGACCGCGCATCGGATGGTTGGATCGGTGATACCCGACACGCTGCTCGCAAGTCAGATCATAATCCTGATGAGCAGGGCTGGGTTCGTGCCATTGATGTGGACAAAGACTTATTCAAGGGCGGTAAGCCAGACATCATGGGAGATCTTGCTGATCAGCTTCGCACCTTGTCCAGATCCAAGAAAGACAAGCGTATTAGTTACATCATTTACGATGGACGAATCTGCTCACGCATCCTTAACTGGAAATGGCGTAAGTACACAGGGGCTAACAAACACACTAAGCACATGCATGTTAGCTTTAAGAAAGAAGCTGACAATGATGGTGCTTTTTTTCAAGTATCTATGTTAGGTGGAGAATAATGAAGAACATGAAGAACC